TTTCACCACATCAACAGAAACCTTAGATCGTTTGGCTAATGATAATGAATGGTATGTTCGTCGTTGGGTTGCGAGAAATCCCAACACACCACCAGAAACATTAGAACGTCTGGCTAATGATGACGATTTTTATGTTCGTCGTGAGGTTGCAAGAAATCCTAACACACCACAATACATTAAAACTTATCTTAAAATTAAAAATTATTTGAGTTCTACGGCTACCGTATCATAATCAAAACCTTCTTCGTTATAGATCTTAATTCTAGACATAAAATGTTTAAGTGTGTAATTGTTACCGAGATCGTCTGCAATATCGTGAACAATAACTTTTTCTTTTGAAGAGTGTTTTCTTAAACCTCTTCCTATCGTCTGAAGAATAAGAATTCTACCCTTAACAGAAGACGCTAAAAGAATGTTATGCAGATTCTTTATGTTGACTCCGGTACTAAAGATCTTATAAGACGCAATAATAATGGCGTTATTTTCTTGCTCACAAATCTGCCTAACGTTTTCACGAATCTCCACATCTACACCACCATGCAAAAAGAAAACCTTTTTGTTCGGATTATTCTTGAGTATGTTGTATAATACTTCACCATGAGTTTCAATACGTGAAAACATGATAAGAGTATTATTGCTTAGTTTACTTGCATAATCACAGATAAAATTATTTCTCTTTTCGTTACCGATAAGATATTGAACCTCGTCTTCGTAGCGATCAAACTTTTGGGGTTTATGTTTTAGAACAACACATCGGATGTCAAGTTTGGATATTCTACCTCTATCAATTAATTCTTTAGTGTTGGTTGTCCTATAAGATGGACCGAATAATCCTGTGATAGTCAATTCATTCGGTTCTTTAGCGTCACCATCGTTTGTGAGTGTTCCAGTAAAACCAAAACGGTATTTAATATCGGGACAATTCTTCATGATATTAATAAGACTTTTAGCAACTGCCCTATGGCATTCGTCTACGATGACAACATCATATTGCCTAAAGAATGACTTCTCTTTATCATAAATGGATTGAAAAGTTGAAAGATGAACGGGATTATCCGAGTTTTTACTTTGACCACTATAAATCATGTGGCAGTATTCTTCTGAATCAAGACCATATTCGGCAAACTCTTTAAAGGTTTGTTTAATCAGACTCGTTGTTGGGAAAATGATAAGAATCTTTAATTTCTTTAGAAGATAATATCGTACAATACTGTAAATTTGAAACGTCTTACCTGAAGATGTTGGTGAGATAATAGTTTTTCTATTATAGCGAAGACATTCATATGCAGCACGAATTTGGTAATCATCCGGTGTTATATTGGCTTTTTTACCCAGTAAATTAACAAAACCTTGTATTCCTTCTTCTGATATTTCATCATTGATTTCAAAAGGTAAGCCATATTGCTTATTATCTTTAAACTCGTAAGTTAAATCATGAAGCTTTAATTTGGCAATAACCTTGTCTAGAAGACCAGCATAAATTTCTCCGGTAGATGTGGAAAGCATACAAATCTTGCCGTCCCATCCACCTCTTTTATAGGCAGGAGAATATTTCGCTCCCGGAGAATCAAATTTAAAATATTGAGCCATTTCATAAAGAATATAAGGCTCACAGATTAACTTGATAAAAGTCTCGTTCTTTTTCTGGATAATAACATCACTCATTATTGACCTGCGATAAATTTATGCCACTCTAGAGAATCTCTGATCTGGAAAGAGCGATTGTGAATTTGTTTAAGAATATCTTCTAGGTATTTTATTGTGTGACCATAATAATCTAACATGTATTTTAACTTATTAAGCTCTTCATCAGCATCAATGTAAATGCCAACGTCCGACTTCATGATCTTATGAAGAAAAGGTTTTTCTTTATAAACCTGTTCGTCTGCTTTACCAGAATAATATAGCCATTTTTCTTTGTATAGATTCTTATATTCTAACTCTTTTTGTTTTTTTAAGATAAAAACACGGTTTAGGATCTCATGATATTTACCGTGTAATTGTGGAATTCTTATTGCTTCTTGATGTAAATTATCTGCATCAATAACGGAATCTTCTCTCCACAATTGTTCAATTTCACTTTGCTTCATAAAGGATTGCCTTTTCTATCCAAGAATTCAAAGTATGTATATTGGAATTTTACGGTTGCGAGAAAAGGATCTGGCTTAGAAATGGTGGCATCAAAAACCAGTGGTGTTAGTGTATATGGAAACAAATCATAATATCTGACTTGTAAAGTTATTCGGTTATTAGAGTTAAGTATTTGAAGAGTTCCATCAGAATAAATGTTGATACCAGAGTTGTATTTTGTATAGTCAACTCTATCAGTATCTTGCAAATCATAAATCTGCTGAAGAGATTCTGGGAAACTCATTCCCCTAATCCAACGATTAATCTCTATGTAATTTGTTAGGTCTTCATCAACAATAAATCGTAACTCAAAATCATCCATTCGTAGTTTATTTCCAGGATGTGGAATATCTCTTCCAATACCTGTACTTTGGGTTGCCAGTGGTATTTGTATTCCTGGAACCGAAGCTGAATTAGCAAAGAATACTGTTTTTGGTGCCCTTGATAAGGTAAACCGATATTTTGTCGGGTATGAATAATTTCTGTTCTCAATCTGCGTATTGGGTTTGATATAATCGGTTTCTGGCATATTGAGTCTTTTATTGTGTATTTATGGGTTGACAAAGGAGGGAAAGTGTGGTATGCTGCTGCCTTGATGGAATTTCCGAAATATTATCGTGGACCTGAAGAAAATTATTATTGACAATTGGAAGAACAATCTCTTTATGAGATTATCACTTAATGGTGAGTTGAGGGAAAAGATTATTGCTGAGACTTCTTTCTTGGATAAGTATTATGATAAAATCCAATTAAGAAGTCGGGCTTATTGTATTAAAAATAATATCACTGAAGAGACATTACCACAATGTAAATGTAACTGTGGTAAGCCAGCTCTGTTTAATAATAGCGCGGCCATTAAAGGTTTCCGAATTTATTGTAGCCCAGAGTGTCATAGAAAAGATTATAAAGTTAGTGATATAGCCCTAGAAAAACTTAAAGATTATGATTGGGTTTACGAACAAAGAGTTGTTAAAGAAAAAAGCATTGAAAAGATAGCAGAGGAATTAAAAATATCTACACCAACTGTGGATAGATGGCTCATCAAGTATGGAATAAGAGATACAATTAAAAGTGTTAGAAGTATTAGAGGGGAAAAATTAAATCAATTAAAAAATAAAGAATTTCTCTATGATCTTTATATTAATCAGGGTTATACTATTAGTAATATCAGTTCAAAAATTGGGATATCATCACAAACTTTAATTTCATGGTTAAGAAAACATGATATTCCTATCAAAAAATCTAATGAATACCAAAGAAAGAATACTTTTACAAGTAAATCTGAAAAAGCTATTGGATGTTATTTTAAAAGATATACTGATAATTTGATTATTTACAACGATCGTAAAGTTTTGAATGGAAAAGAACTTGATATTTTCGTCCCTGAACTTGGGTTAGCTGTTGAGTATAATGGGATTTATTCGCATATCTATCGCCCGCACGAGACCAAGCCTTGTTTGATAAAAGATGAAAATTATCATATAAACAAGACCGATAAAGGGTTAGAAAAAGGTGTCCAAATTATTCATTTATTTTCGTCTGAATGGGAAAATAACAATAAAGTTTGTCGTGGATTAATTCGGAGAAAATTATTAAAAAATGATAGAATTAATGCTAATGATTGTGTTATTAAATCCGTTAAAACTGGTGTTGCTAATAGATTTCTAAAATATAATTGCATTGAAGCTGAAATATCCGGTAATTTTAATGCTGTAGGTTTATATTATGGAAATTGTTTGATCCAGGTTCTTTGTTATGATGATAACACTATTATTAGGAATTGTTATAAAATAGGTATTAGTATTATTTGTGGATTTAAGAAATTATTAAATTTTATTGAATGGAATCAAAATGAATCAATTTATTATAAAGTTAATCGCCGGTTTTCTAATGGTAATTTATTGAAGAGTTATGGGTTTATTTTGTCTGAAATATTATCCCCGAAATATTATTATACTAATAAGTCTTATGATGAATTATTTGCTGCTGATGTTATAGAAAACATTTGTATCGGTAAGGAGGATTATTGCTTTTATTGTGAAAAATCTCAATACAAAAAGATCTTTGATTGTGGTTATTTGTTGTTTAAACTGCAATAAAAAAGGAGGCCTTTTGAGCCCCCTTAATGTTATTTGTGGCCTTATATCAGGCTAGGTTGCGAATAGCAACACGACGATAATAGCGGTTGCTATTAGGAATAAGACGACCTAGGCCTTGAGTTAGTCCTTCGGAGAAAGGATTAGCTACCATTCCATAACGGCTCTTGAAGCCAATTCTAGGTTGAAAACTTTTTGGATCAACAGCACGAACCATTTGAAGGGGTACATAAGGACAGTAGAAAATACCAGCGTCCATAGGTGACTTACCCTTATAACCAACAACATAATAATGGGTGTTGCTGGTGTTAGCAGCATAGGCATCAATGTATACTTTAAATTTACCCATCAGAGTACCAGCAAAGAGATTGCCGGTATCATCAACACTAAGATTGGAATTAAGATTAGGAGTATAATCAAGTACACCAGCCATAGTTAGCGCAGAGGCTACGTCAGCGGAGCACATGATAATATTACCCTTTCCACGACGAGTACGCTGACTGACAGCGTTGGCATCACGTTCCATTTGGAAAATAAGACCCTTAAACTTCTCTACAGACCAACGGCCGTTGGAGTCAATATCAAGGTCAAATACACCAGGAGTAGCAACGTTATTTACAGCACCTTGTTCGGCCACTCTATAAATGGTACGAATAATCTCACGGTTGATTTCAGCGAGAATCTCAGTGGAAAGAATATTCGCAAGCTCTTGCTCAGCAGAGGCGTTGTGAATAGCACGAAGATCCTGCATCATCTCTAGGCTGTACTCACCAGCTAGAGCACGGCTCTGAGCCTGTACAGTGACTTTCTCAATAGTGAAAGCCATCTCATTGAACTGGTTGGTATCACCATTACCGAGATTCTCAGAATCACCAGTCTCCATACCTTGACCGATGTTATAGGTCTCGGTAGATGTTTCAGTTGGGTTCAGTAGACCAGGATTGCTACCACGCTGAGTAGTAGTACCGAAACCAGCGGCAGTTGAACCGAAACCAGCAAGGCTAAGGCTGTTGTTCTGACCGGAGAAAGCGGTATTGACTTCATCGAAGAAAGTCTCAGGACCAGTTTGATTGGTATAACGACTACGCATAGCGAAGATAAGACCAGCGGGGCCAGTCATCGGCTGTACACCAGCTAGATCATAAGCCACAAGATTAGGCATAGAGCGCCGAATCAGGCTGATTAGAATTGGGTCAAAACCGGCTACAGGGCCAGCATCAGAAGCACTACCAGTGAAACCACCAGATGTACCAGCAGCATTAGCTGAGTTGGTAGGGGTTTCCATTAGTAGTTGGCCGGATTCAAATGCGGCGGAATCACGGAGGAAAACTTCTTGGTTTTCTAGAAGCTGTGCAGTAACTTCACGACGATGACGATCTTTGATTGGTTCTAGTTGATCGGAATTCAGAAGTGGTGCCCACTTTCGTTGCAGATTTTCTTGTACGAACATTTACTTGTACCTCTTAGGTGTGTTTGGGTTTGATTGAATACTAAAATCAGGTGTTAACTCCAATAGCTCTTAGATAAGTCTCCATTGCGGGAGAATAATCTGGCTCCTCACGGTATTCAGTACCTTCGGAAAGAGTTTCTAATTGAGCATTTTGGACTCTTGATTTTTGTGGAAAATAAGATTCCCGAAGAGTCTCTAATTTCTCACGATATGCGGCTTCACTTTCAAACTCAACACTTTCTGCAAGCGAAGCGAGCTTTTCTTGCTGGGTCATCGCTAGACCATCAGCAACTTCATCAAAAATCCTATCAGCCACAGACTCAGAAAGTTTCTGAGTTAGCTGCATATTCTTTTCAATTTGCTCGTTGAGTTTATCTTCCATTTCATCTAGTTTTTCTACCATATTCTCTACGATGTCATACTTCTCCTCAGGGAGATTTACATGATGATCTTCAAAAAGTTCAAACAGTTTGCCTAGGAAAGACTCGGCAATCTGTTCTTTAATGCCATACTGAACGGCGAGTTTATTGTCGCTGATCCATTCGTCGGCGACATACTCAAGATAAGCATCCACACGCTCTTGAAGTTCAGAAGCAATAACTTCTACTTCCTCAGCAAGGGCAGCCTCATATTGCTCTTCAAGATGTTCACGAATTTCACTAACCTTGGACCGTACAGCGGCCTCATAAATTACACGAGTTTTTTCTTTAAACTCTTCAGAAAGACCTTCGCCTTCTACGATGGCATCAACGTCTTCTTCAAAGTTATACTCTTCTTCAGCAGACTCTTTCATGGACTCTTCTTCGTCCTCTTCTTCTTTTTCTGACTTTTTGGACTTCTTCTTAGGAGCTTCTTCGTCCTCATCTTCGTCCTCGTCATCCTCTTCTTCTTCTTTCTCTTCCTGAAGCTCTTCTTCGTCTTCCTCTTCTTCGTCTTCTAGGTCTTCTAGATCTTCATCATCTTCATCATAATCTTCTTTCATTTTCTGCATTGGTTCAGCAGGTTTAGCGTTACGAGTTACAGCGTCAGAAACTCGCTTTAGTCTGGCAGCAGGATCGGCGATTTTATTAGAATCATCATCTGGCTTGGAATTCTCTGGAGTAGGACCGCCTAGATCTTCCCAGTTGCCAGTTTGGCCATCAGGAATACCAGTGGTCAGCTTTTTCATAGGTTCACCAGCCTTAGCACCGCGATTCACTTGAGTCACTGAATGTGCATTTTTAGCTTCCATTTCACTAAGATTTTGTCTAGTACGAGGCATGTTTTTCTCCGATTACCTGTTTATATTCTGTATTTATTTAGAAATTTTAGTTTTTATCAAATAAGATTTAGATAGTTTTCAAAGTGCATAAGCATTCTCTGCTCATCTAATCTCCTTGAAACGACATCTTTTTCAATTTTATTCTTAATATTATAAGCAACATACTCCTGTCGCTTAGAATCGTAAAGCCACTCTTTACCTTCATAAATTCCATTAACAAAAGCGGCAGCACCAACACTGGGGTCAGCAACAATATCAACGGTTGAGATCATTAGATCATCGCCTACAATATTGTAACCTTCATTATTAGGCCGAACAGAACCTAGTGCGCGGCTGCTTACACCCAGAACAACACCCTCGTCAATAAGAGACTGTGCAATCTTGCCTAGTGGGGTATTAAGAATTCTTGCTTTCCCATAAAAATAATTACCTTTCTCTTCAAGATTGGTAATTATGTGTGATACCTTAGTTAAATCAATAGAAGGTGTGCTATTGTGATTCAGTTCACCTAAAGATCTTTTTGATTTAATGTAATTTTCATTGTATGTTGAAACGGCATTCCGTAGAGTCCGCATCGGATAGATCCGGTTGTTACGGTTGGGCTTATCACCCATCATGAAATTACCCTCAATGTAAAGAGTCTTTTTACCTCCTACATTTTCTTCTAATACTTTTACCGATTCAGCCTCTTCTCTAATAAGTTTCATTATTGCTTAAGTTTATTATGAACTATTTATAGAAACGTGTAATTATTAGGCATCTCCTGAAATTTGGACTTGTTGATAATAAATTGCACCAGCATTAACACCGAAAGCTGAGATCTTTGCAGAAGCTCTTAGATCGGCATCATTAGCGGTATAGCCAGTAACAATACCAGATGAATTATTATCAACGATAATACGTCTTGAGTAAAAACCATCAACACCACTAGCTGCGGTCTGAACGTTTGTTACTCTCTTATGGGTAAAATTATAATAACTTTGATTTGGTGAAGTCAGTGAAACATAATCACCAATACCAAAAGGTGAGAAAGTTCCTTCAAGAAAGTTTATAATAGTTGTAGCTCCAGTAGTAATACCGGCAACTCGTGCTGATACTGGAGAAAGAGCGAGTGTATATTGATTATTAGCTACAACGTAATAACTTCCTGATGTGGCACTAGGTTCTGAATCTACTGTAACAAATGCGTTTGCAGTTGGAACGATTCTAAGAGTATCACTATAAATTTGAAATGCTTGTGAAGTGGTGGCCGAACCAGCAGAAACAGAAAAAGAACTACCGACACCAACAGGTTTGTGAGCCATTTATAATATGAGTCTAAGTATAATTTTATTTAGGAATTAGCTAATTTCTTTCCATTGTATAGATACACCCACAGTAGCATTATATGATGGGTCAATATTATAAACTCTAACAGAAAATATCTCTGAATCTGTTGAATCAAAATTCTGGGCCAGAAAATTCTTCTTGGCTTGTGGTCCAATTTGAGCATTAGCAGAAGCCGCATTGGGAGTATTAGCATTTTGACTACTTCCAGCAGCATAACCACCAATAAAGTCCTCATAATAACCCGTTGAAATCCCGGTTGCTGTTTGGTTATATTCAACGGCAGAGTTCGCGTTTTCAGAAACCCACGTCCCAGTGGTATTAATGCCAACAGAGGAGGGAATTTTTACAACTTCATATTTCACATTAGCCCCAACAGCAAAAACTGTGAGATTTGTGAGTTTTACGATAACTCTATTCTTTTCACTACCAATAGTATTTTTTAATCTTATTGAAATTACAGGTAAAGAAGAACCCACACTAATACTTCTTAACGGAGAAGTATGAGACCACTCCATCCCCGTTTCAGTATAACCTCCTTCACTCATAACAGATGCACATATCTGTGAAAAGGACGTAGCAGAACCAACCGGACCAGAATTCCTAATTTCACATCTAACAGGAAGATTGGGCATTCTCATGTAAACGGTCTCAAGTTCATTGGAATTATAAAATTCGTGGCAAATTATATTCTTTCCGTTAATAGAAAATCCACAACGAACAATGCCAACACCTAACCATTCAAAATCAATAATAAAAAGTTGAGTTTTGGTTATATCCAGAATATACCCAGAAGGTGAATTACCGTCAAGAGTATCAATATTCCAATTTTCTTGAGATACTCTTCGTTCGGTTAGGACGTTATTTACATCAGATCTGATTACGAAATTAATTTTTTCGTCCGCACCAATCTCAAGAAAAATTCCATTATAATCATCAAAATATCCGGTTCTTTTTATATTATTTGTTTTGGAACCTCTAAAATTGATAGAAGAATAAATTAATTGGGATTTTCCTGGTGAGTATGGGTGATAATGTTTTGTTTGATGTATTGCATATGAGCCCGAATCAATTCCGACTTGTAGTGTAGCGGCAGATTGATTCCTATCATGATAAACAGTTGATCCAGCACCAGACACAACGTTAATAAATTCTGGATTGAGGTAGAAAGAATGTTTATAATCCCCAAGAGTAAATGGTTCAGAAGTCCTAAGCCGCCCGAAGGCATCCTGCTCTTGTCTGGGTGGTGCGAATAAATGACTCATACGATTCTCCAAGCATTATTTTTCCATATAAAAGTTAGACTACCATAATCAAAAGCAAGAACGGCCTTATCTCTTCCGTCTATAAGATCCGAATTACTTGGTAGTATTGTGATATATCTGTTCATTCCTTTAGAGGCTTCTCCTTTCTCATCCTTTACGATGAAAACTCTTCCTTCTCTATCAGCCTTAGGGAGTGTTATTGTTACAGCCCCAGCATAATCAACACCGATGTAATAGTCTCTGTGAGTGACCGAATAAAAAGAAGACGTTACCGTTCTTACCGGCAACGTCATAAAAGCAAGATTCGTTTCTCCCCCACCACCTAGAGTTGATAGCTGTTGTTGTATTCTTTTTAGAAATAAACTATAATGTTTTTGTAGATCATCAAAACTTACGAATTTTTGATCTAATGGAGTCAAAGGATCGTTACCTTGCTTTTTATCCGATGGCTCAGATAATAAACCCAAAGATCTTTCAATAATAGGTGCGACTTCTTCCTTGATTATTGGAATTTCTTTTTTTACTTTTCGTTTAGGTTTTTTCTCAGATTCTTCGGATAATTCATTCCACAATAAATTATCAAAGGAGTCTGAAACAAGATTCTCAAACTCCTCTTTTTGTTTTTTCTTTTCTTCTGATATTAAGTGAAAAAGATCGTTAAGATCCATTTCACTCTTCTTCTACTTGAAAAAGATTAGATGCTACTTCTGGGCGATATTCGTCAACTCGCTGCACGGCTTTCATTGTTAATGCGTCTTTAATAGCATCAGAAATCTGTGAAGGAGATTCGTTTTTAAGAATCAGTTGTACTAGGTCTTCCATAATTGTTTTTTAGGTAAGGTTATTTAGATTTCACCACCTTTCGGTGCTTCTACAGCAGATGTATCTACTTTAGGTTCAATGGGTACTTTACCCATATCACTATTAATATTATTTCCTGCTGTGACTACTGGCTGACCCGTTTTAGGATCAATTTCTGGCCTGGCTTTTGGATCTGGAATTACACCATTTTTAATTTCTTTTTTGATTTGTGCGTCCTCTTCCACTATCTCTTGATCAGTCTGTCTCAGAATTTTACGACGAACATAATCTTGTGAAAAATATACACCAATATAAGGTTCGGCGATTTGAGCAGTATTTAATCTTTCCGATAGAAGTTCAGACTCTTTTAGTTCTGCGAAGTGATTATCGTATAGGAAGTCAAATTGAATATGTTCATTCATCACCTTCCAATCTTCAGGAGTGATAATATTTTTTAGAATAAGTTGCGTCTTAAGAAGATCTGTAAAGAGAGTTGAAAATCTTTTTCTTAGACGACCTACGAATTTTGAGAATTTAACTTCGTCTCTTAGAATCTCGGAAGATCTACCTAGATTAAATCCTGAATCTCCACCAATTCTGGATTCGGGAACATTTAGATCCTTATAGAGTTTTCTTTGGAAGTAGTTAATATCAGTTAATTCGCCCAAATTTGAGCCCCCAGGAACAATATCCAACTGAGTACCGCGACCACCTTCTCTTCGGGGGAGGAAGAAGTCATCCATAATACTCATAAACTTCTTATCGTCTCTAATAGTACCATCTGCCGTTGAATATGCAGAACGATTACGATAACGAAGCATAACATCACGGAGATATTGTTCAGCTTTTTGCTTTGGTAGATTACCAACATCAATATAAAACACCCGCCTTTCGGAACTACGAAGAAGTCTGTAAATTACTAGACTATCCTCAATCATTCTTAACTGGTTGAGAGTCTTGGATGCTTTGTTCAGATATGATAATGTGGTTCCTTTATTTCTGTCTACAAGACCGCTAGTACAATAAACAACAGAATCTCTAGCGAACTTAACTGTTTTTTCCTGTCCTGCATTCATGTCCTTTGGTGTTCCAACAGGATATGAAGTAGTAGGGGTGTAGATGAAATACTCTTCCAGCTTGGGGAATTTGTAATTCATCGGATCGGAATCACCGTATTCTTTAACGACTGCCTTATCGTTTTTTACTTTAAGTTCTTGTCGCACATAACGCATTTTAAGAGCGTCAATATATCTTAGGTCTAGAATGCCATCTTCAGGCTTTTTAATATCAATAACCTTATGATAATAAAGTCTACCGTCAACAAACCAGTTACGATAGATTTCGTGAGCTTTCTTATCAAAGTCTAACAGCTCTAGAATATACTTAAATTCTTTACGGATAGTATTTTTAAGATCTTCACCAACGTTTAAATTTGATAGTTCAATTTGAATAGGGCTATCGTTAGTGTCTGATACAATTGCCTCATTTACAATATCTTCAATAGCGGAATCAACTTCTGGATGAAGCGACATTTCACGGTATCGTCTGATAAGTTCAAATTCTGTTCTATAGATACCCTCAATGTCAATATATGAACCAAAAAATCCGCTAGTTAGATAAAAATCAGACCCGTCCTCATCAGAAGGAGGAACGGGTGATAGTGTACTAGGAGATAATTCTAAATCATCATCAAAAGAAAAACCAAACAAACGAGCCATAACTACTTGTAATTACTACCTTGTATTTATTAGCGAATAACTAACCCGTTTTGGTCTCCGTCTTCTCCGGCAGTCATATACTGAACCTGGAATTCTACACTAAATTCTGCAATGGTATTATCCTGCTCATAAGAAAGAGCCATTTCACCCACATCTGAGGGCCAAATATCATACAGTTTGAATCGTCTTAGTGGACGGATTCCAACGTTTCCTACGGCACCGCCAGTAGCGGAGTTTCTTGTTGAGAACCGACCAGCATCAGCACCCCGACCTAATTGATCAACATAAGCATTCACCATATATGCCGAAGGTGAAGTTGCACCAGTAGCGTTCTCTAGCTTGTTGATACCATTCTGCCACTGCAAAAATGCGTTGTGCAGTTTGAAATCTTCGTCGTTAATAACGGTGATAGTCCATGGTGCAAAAGTTCTGTCTCCAGAAACTTTTAGAGCCCGACCACGAAAAGGAACATCAATGGGATTAACGGTTGAACCAGGAATAGCAGCAGCTTTACATAGAAAATTTAGAGTTCGCGCTTCTTCCTGCCCCCAGGTAATTCCAAGGCTAGTTGGAAAAGTGGGAATACTGACTTCAAAGAGATTAGGTCTAGTACCACCACCAGCAAGACGCTCTTTAAAGCCAGTAATTG